GCATGGTTTGCACTATGGGGCATGCTCTTGTATCCGGTCCTTATTATGATCACCTCTGTATTAGGAATAGAGGGCGCCGCTCAGATCGTAGGTGATATCGCACCTACTTACTTTGTGGCTATTGCTGGTTTGGTTGCAGCATTCTTTGGTGCTCAGGCCTACTCAAAAGGCAAGAGCGGAGAGAAAAAAGACTAAGCTCCTAAGATACGGCGGACGGTTGTAAGATCGTCCGTCATAATACTACCGCCTTGATTGATATGATCTACTATCTGCTCAAAGTAAAATTGAGCATCAGGTTCATCTTCTAAAGCTCTTACACATGTACGAAAGAAATTCCGTATACGCATATCACTTGTACCATTATCTAAAGAAGCCGGCTTCCATTTACCACCACGTTGATTACTCATAATATTCTCCTAATTCCTTATATTATTAATATAGGACATATGAAGTCAAATGTCAACCCGGGTAATCATATTTAATATGAAGTCCAGTGAGTAAGTCATCATCGCCCCAATAACCTTCTGCAAAGGTATTAAAGGCCAAACTAATTCTAACATCATCATGTTCTACCTCACCAAATTCATGATGTAGATCAGATTGAAATAATACAAAGTCTCCTGTACCAACACTTTCCAAGTATTCAGCGGCTGTAAATTCACCTAAATGAGTATAGTACCATTTCATCATTTTTTCTTGATGGGGTCTACCAAGTTTTAAAACATCAAGATCTTTATTTGCTCTGATATATAACACGCCACTTAAAATACTATTGGGGTGAGTATGTCCATGCATAGCTTCACCTCTTTTAGAATATGTAAACCAACTTTGTGTAATCACTGGTTTAATACGTCTTGGATCCGCTGCAAAATCATTTTTAAATACATTATTAATTTGATTTTGAAGCCAACTCTTTATATGACTAAGTTCAGGATATCTTTCTAATACATAGTTATCCTTAGAAACACCATTTAATGTATTATTTTTTCTGGGTATTTGTTCTATAAACTTTGTAATGTCTTCTGTAATGAGTCCATCAGGAGCTTGATCTTTTGCAAAGTATACAGGAAATAAAGGTACTGTTTGCATACTAATTTCTTTCAACTGTTACGATGTCATATGCACCTTCTTCAAGGTTAAATGCTTTCATAAGTTTTAGATACATTTCTGGTTTCATTGTAATGACATCATATCTTTGTGTTTTTTCATTCCATTGTCTTATATGACAATAGTCTTCATAAAGGAGAGCACCAACATCTTCGAGCTCTCCCGTGTTGTCCATAATAGTGATAAGAGTTTCATCCATATCAAATTCAATTGTGAACATTTTTCTTTCTCAATCTACGCATCTTAGAATAAAAATTTTCTTGTCGTTCTTTTACTACTTTTTTATTTTCACGGCGGCGTAACCGTGCCGCTGCTGATTTCATCATGCGAATACCTCTACCCATATTTTTGATCATGCTCCTTCCCCTTTCCGTAATCACCGTCATAACTGCTTAAAGCTTCCGCCTTCCAGTTTAGATACTGACCAATCCTAGTTCCTGGTTTAATCCGCATCAATCCAGTTGTTACGTGCAAGACCCCAGCCATAACCCCATGATAGCCAGTATCATAGAGACCTGAAGTAATATAACACCCATTACGATTAAGAGTACTCCTGGTGATGACAAATCCCGCTTCATCTGGTCCCACATGTATTTCATTCTCCATTATAACTTCATAAGCGCCTGGATACAAATAATAGTATCCGTCTTCCCATACTTCCCATTCTTCAGATCCACGATGAACCTTATGGTCTTCATCAATTGTAAATACATTATCTTTAATATTATATACCTTACCTAGACGTAGATCTACAGCATTAGGCTGAACATCTTTGGGTAAAATATTAGTTAGATTAGAGGTAGCATTACTGCCACCAATATTAATCATACTCATAACGGCACACTCCAAAAATATTTTTCCTTTGTTTGGAACGTATGTTCCAATTCAATCCATTCTTTATTATCACTTAATTTATGTATCTTGCCAGATGGTACATACGTAATGCTAGTGTCATAATGATCCCAGCGAGTAGAAGAAACGGTAGATCCCTTATGCCATAAGGCAACCAGATCATTTCTAAACACCCAAAGGCCATCCTCACTATAATACATACAAGCAAAACCGCCATCAACGTCTGATAAAAGACTAGGATTGTTTTGAGCCATCAATCTAACTAGCCAGGCCGTATCCCAATTAATGTCTTCTTTAAAATGTTCTTTAAACTTCTTAATCTGTTCTTCTTTAATTATACCATTATGCCATAATAAACGTCCCGCATATTCTGCTGGATGTATTGTATTTTTATTATCATCGGCTGATGTAGGTGCTTGTTGATGAGCTATGTAATATGCATCAGAAGGTATATCTTTTTCATGATTAGATACCTCTAGGCCATTTTCACCTCTATCTAAGTATACTACTTTATTATCTACTACGGCCGCAATAGAATGAGATATAGTACCTCTATAGGCATTTACCTCCGCAAGATATTCTAGTTCTTTTAAATCATAGGTACCTATAATAGAACACATATTTTAATCCCATGGAATTTCAATTTGATAAGGAATAGGATCAATCATACCCGATCCCATAAAGTTCTGAATACGTTCTGCACATGATGGACATTTACCACAAGACCGCCCTTGATCGTCTGGATCATAGCAGGTAAGAGTATGTATCAATAGATGCTGCATATTCATCTCTTGGCAGATTTTAATTTCTTGTAGCTTCGAAAGCTTACTAAATGGAGCTAGGATTTCTACGCGGTGTGTTCTATTCTGAATAGCAACTGCATTCATAGAATCCACAAATCGTTGGCTTGTATCCCAATAACCATATTCATCATGTACCTGAAGACCCGTAAAGACATGAGAAGCGTTAGAAGCTTCTGCTTGTGCCATAGTCAAAGAAAGGAGAATCATGTTACGGAAAGGAACATATGTCTTCGGTTGAGGATCTCCAAGTACATCATGAATGGTTGGCATCGCTACGTCTGAGCCACCAATATTAGCCGAGATAGGTTCTGCAATCTCACCTAGAATACCTAGATCTAGAACCTTATGGCCAATGCCTAATTTATCACACAGCTCTGCTGCCTTTTCTAATTCTACTTTTTGTTTCTGACCATAATTATATGATAACGCATACACTCGATCAGGTCCATACTTTTCTACCAGCATCATAGTCATAATACTAGAATCAAGACCACCGGATAATACAGCCAATACATTTTTATCTGTATCTGGTAATTTAACTAATGCCTCACTCAGGTTCATTATTACGGCCTTTCAATTTCTTAATTTCACGGAAGATATACCATCCTGCCTTTTCAAGATCTTCTATCTCTTTGGCAGACATATCATATCCTTGTTCTGCTTTTCTTCCTGCTCTCAGCAAATACTTAATTGCATTACCTCTAGCAAAATTTAAATCAAAGTATTCGATAATATCAATTACTTCGTAACCATCAATACTTTTATAATGGTCTGGATTAATTTTATCAGTCACGTTTCACGATCTCCCGAAATGCTTTTACATTATAAATTATATCATCAATATTGATTTCTTTCAAGCCCATATCTACAAATTCATCAAATTTTATTTTAGGCTTATGCTCAATTGGATATCTATCGCCATCAATGGCTGCTGCAATAGGATTAGAAGTATCAACAGAATATATCCAATCCTGTTCATGATAATAACCGAACTCTTGAGCCCACCAAGTACCTAATAGATGGTGTTTAGTTGTCTTACGAATTACACCCTCATTCAATAACATATCAATAAGGTCTACGCGTTCCAATGCATGTGATACGGGATTTAGGTTTCTACGAAATGCCCAATTAAAACAAAACGGAATACCAATCATTGCCAGGTTTGGACAATTCTCATCAAACCATTCATAACAGTCTTTAAACTCTTTTGGAGTATCACCCTGTACCACAGCCATTGCTTTGGATTCTAATTCAGGATAATTGTTTAAGAAGTCATGTGACCTATCAATTGTCTCTTCCATATTACCCAACACATCAGGTAATACAAATACATCAGGTTTAATCTTTTCTACATATTCTACAATAAGTTCATTAGAGAGAGCAGCACCCAACTCAAAGCAACTATTATCAAGAATGGTAAAACCCTTATAAGAATCCACAATACTCCTATAACGATCGTCAGACATATAACGATGTAAAAGAACGAAAAGATAGTCGTTAATGTCATAATCTCCAGCATGTTCAGCCTCAGCTAAAGAGTGTGGTATCTCGTGAGAGATCAGCGGTAAATTCATATAAAAATTCCTTCAATTCATTTGGATAACCATATAGCACATTAAGTTCTGTATTTGGCCTATCCATAGATAATAAAGCCTTTTTAGAAGAAGTCAAGTCCACAAATACATAGACTGGCTTAATCTTATTAACATGTAACATTTTTTTGAGAGATGTATCTGTAATCTTAGCAAGCTTGGGGTCTCTTGCATTTTCCATCATTGGTACCAAACCACAAGCCTGATACCAGGAATTAATACCCTTTACTTCTATATATACTGATCCAATGTCAAAGTCTGGCGTATAACGACCATGAGGTGTTTCTACAAACTTGCCTCTCTTAACCTTGAATCCTAAATCAAATAAAGCCTGGCAGGTACGAGCTTCGGTTTTACCCTGACACTTAATACCGTTGACTTCGGTCCACTTTGCAAACATTAATCCTCTAGAGCTTTTTTCAACTTATCCATAAAATCAGTATGTGCTTTAGGTACAGACTTATATTGAAATCCATACTTACGTTTAGATAGATCTTTATATACTAATTTAAGATCATCCTTAGACATCTTTGAAAGATCATTTTCATTATCAGCAGTATTAGAATACTTAGACTTATTAGCCTCAAGCTTAGATACAGCATCAACAAACTTCTGACGCTTATCATCTTTATAAGCAACACCTGTCATCTTTAACCAATTATGAACTCTTCCATAATTATGAACATTCTTATTACGATTAAGAAAATTCAATACATATTTAATCTTTGCATCAACATCTTTGATCTTACGTACCTGTGTACGTGTCAACTGCCAATGTATGTTAAACTTATTAGCCTTATTAGACACTTAGACCTTCTCCCGAGAACATATAGTTAGTAGCATACTTATCTACCTGATTATTTGATTTTAACATACTTACCTTAGTCTTGGCAAGCTTTTTTGTTTCTTTTTTTGCATGAGATGTTTCAATCAAACGATACATAGCTTCTTTTTTCTTTTCAAGAGTAGGAGCTACGAACACTGCATTAACATATACTTCAAGATTCTTCATTAAGATTATTCTCCATTAACCATTCTAAATTTGCTTCCCAATCTTCTTTAAACTTACCGTATTGATCAGGAGCCACTTTCATGAGACGTTTCTTTTGCTTGTAATTATGACTACCAGGTTTAGATTTCATTTTCCAAAATGAAGCACGTTCTGGTCTTGGTTTATTAGCATCAGGATCTAACTTACGACCATACATCTTAGCAATCTTTGATGGTGAATGAAAATCACCTACTACTGACCAAGGCTCATGCTTAGGATCTTTCTTTTTTGCTATATCATGATTCATAACAGTTCTTGTAGAACCATCACTTGATTTCAAACCAATTGAATAACGATTAATACCTTTACGAGATGTTCCTGTGACTGTCCAAGTCTTGCCTTTAGGATCTTTCAACTTAATGTCTTTAAGAACTTGTCCGCCTTTGTTCTTTAATAACACATATACCATAACTAACCTTTATATACTTTACCCGCCTTACGTGCGCGTATACTCGCTCTACGACCCGCTGCTGCCTTGGCATTAAACTTAGCGGCGCCCATTCTCTTACGACCAGCAGCAGCTGCTATAGCACCTGCTTTCTTATAATCAACACCGGCTGACTTAGCTATCTTCTTTACAAAGACTGACTTACCAGCAGCATCCTTAGGCCCTTCTGAGAATTGCTTGAACGTCTTCATTAGATCTCTCCTGTCTTATATCTTGGATCTTCTGGATCCCATTCTTCTCCAAGCATATTGCGCCATACAATACGAACATCACGACGAAGAGCATCTGTTTCTTTTTGACCTTTTGTATGGCCTACACGATGAACAGATCCTGTCAATACATTTACAAGACGACGAATCGCTAAAGGATTATCATTATATTTATCAAAGTATTCTCTTAGCAGATTTACATTCTGAACATGATTATTTTTCCAATTGCCAATGAGAGCCTTACGAACAGCTTGCCATTCAGCATCATCAACAACTGCTTTAATATTCATACCCTTTACTGTCTTAGCATCTAACATAAAAAAAATCCTCCTTCTGATATTATTAATATAATACCAAAAAGAGGATAAGTCAAGGGTTAGAAAGGATATTTTTTAATTTATTTTGAATTTAATTCCTGCATACGCACATTGTCAAAGAACTCACCTTTAGCATGAGGCGTATTAAACAATCCTTTGAGAACTGTAGTCTGTGTTAATGAGCTAGTAGCCATGATACCACGATTCTCACAGCAACCATGCTTAGCCTGAATATAAACAGCCACATTCTCTGATTCTGTGGCTAGCATAATCTCACGAGCAATATCATTACATAGTTCTTCTTGTAGAGTACCACGACGAGCACACCACTGAGCAATACGTGTATACTTAGATAGACCAATAACCTTATCTGTAGGAATAATACCAATATAGGCAACACCAGTAACAGGTTGGTGATGATGACTACACATGGACTTTAGTTCTGAACGAACCGTAAGCATACCATGATAAGCAGACTTACCTGTATTAGGAAATGCTGTAGCAGATGGGGCAGGATCATAACGACCTGCCATAATTTCATTATAATACATCTTGGCCAATCGTTTAGCCGTTCCCATAGAGTTAGGATCATTATGCCGATCAATCAATAATGTATCAAGAACCTTTTCAAAGGCTGCTGTAGCCTCTTCAATTAGTTTTTCTTTTTCACCGTCTTCAATAAAGTCTGAGATATTATCTCCAGCCCAATATCTACCCTTGGCATCCTCAATCCGTTTACGAATAACGGCTGATGTGTCTTTAGTCTTTAGCATTGTTTTTATATTCCTTAAAGATTTCAAAGATTGTTTGAATTTCGTCATAATTCCATTTACGCATTTCTGTAATGCCACTTATCTGACGAGGTTCATACCAATTATGAAAATACTTATCGCCCGCAGTATTGGCAATACTATCCATAATACGCTTCTCGATAGATTCAGCTTCTTCTTTACTATAAACACGTTGTGTGGATGTCATAATTTTAATATCTTGGAAGACAGATGTCACCGGGTTAGGTTCATCTTCTCCAGTATATCGTAAACGTCTTTCAGCATCATTAGATGATGTTATACCAACCTTATAGACTGTGGTCGGTAATCCATTCTCACGAATTTCACGTTTTAGTTTTGCTAGGTATACTTTGTACATGTTTATCCCTTTCTCACAAAGTTGCGCCATTTAAGAGCCTTGGAAGAACAGCGCTTCCTAATAATGTCCCAAGGCAATCCGGTAGCATCAGATGCTAGCTGGATATTCTCATACACAGAATCGTCGATCACATAAGTGCTATAAAAGTATCTAGGTGCTGTGCCCTGATCTTTTACTAATTCAATACCTGCTAATAGATATTGATCTTGCCAAGATTTATCTCTTGTGTCTCGACCATTTTGAATAGGAGAAAGTCTAATATTCTCTTCGGATGTTACTAGGTGAACCTTAGTACATTCACCTAGTATCTTTACTATATCATCATACGATGGATTCTCTTCAACTATACGCTTACCTACTTGCTGACGAGAATGATAATGTTCTTCACAGAACGAAGAAGATCTAAAGCCATATTCATCCACTAATGACTTTGATACTAAACCTGACTTAGTTGTCGATACTTCATATATGATTGTACCGACAGCTCTGGCTAAATTATTATCAGGTACGATACCCTTCTTGGTCAACAAAGCAGAAATAAGATGAGCTCCAAGATACTTATCCATGATGTCCTCCGTTCCTATAATATTAATATAGGATCATTCGTACTTGAAGTCACGGGCTTTCTCAAATATTTTTGACCATTTTTTTAATTTTTCTTTCTTTTGATATGATCTCATATTTGCAATTGACCTATTTGCCAATTTGTATTCAAAGCAAAGATCAATCAAGCACATCACATCTCCAAGCTCTTCTTGGAATTGTTTTGAAGGATAACTATTCCTACGTTTCATCTTCATGATCTCTTGTATGAGCTCTGCGGACTCTTCGGCAAGAATAGTTACGATCTCTTCTTCAAGTGTCTCAAAGTCTCGAATCATGCAAAGCTCGCAAATAGATGCAATTGCATTTGGAAGATGTAACCATGATCTAATGCATAACGAGCTGCATGTTCATGGTTCTTTTGATTGGCATCCATATTAAATAGATCTTTCTCCCACCAAGACACAACTTCATCTACAGTAGATCGTTCTTCTAGATCCATCTTATTCTTACCAGCTCGTATGGCCTTAGCCTTCTCTGGTTCTTTATTATAGATGTTCATAGGCGAGATGTAGATATCACGTCCAGTCTCTTTATGCCATTCATGAGCCCAATCAGGAATAGATTGATATGGAGAATCAAATTCATCTTGATCCTCTACAATAAACTTTAGACAATCAGCACGAGCCAATGTATCCTTATTGGGTTCCATATACTTTGTAGGAATATAACGCTTAAAGCCTAATGAGATATCAACCTTCTCATTACACTTAGGAGAGATTACTACAGTAGTACGATCTGGAACATCAGGAGCAAATACACCATTAGACTCGATCTGTGTGGCTCCAAACTTCTCGGATGCATATTCTAATAGAGGTTTAATCTTCTGCAGAGATGGTTCTCCACCAGTAACAACAAATACCATACGATCCCAAATACCTTCAGGTACATTATTGTCATAATACTTTTCTACTTCTAGTACACCGGCCAATATAACTTCTTCGACGGTCATCCAATCACCATCATCAAAGAATGCATCACACCAAGAGCAACCAAGATTGCATTTAGCTAGACGAACAAATAATGCAGGCATACCACGATATGGACCTTCTCCCTGCATAGTATAAAAAACACTAGTGACAAATAACTTGTCACCAGCATCTTCGAAATATTTTTTTCCTACAATTTCATTTAGACCAAACATATATCACCCATAATAGATTGCTGAGTTAGCACCATGTTCCATGCATTCAACTGATATTACCCAACACCGATTATCCGTCATTTCCCTCACTAGCTTATCGGCAAAGTCATATGCATGCTTAGCAAAACGTTCTACTCCAACACCGTCTAAAACAGTAAGTTCCGCTAGACCTGCATCTGCTAGCATTTCAAATTTTACCATTTCTGGATCATCAGCATCTAATACTACCTTATGATCAAATGTATCCTCTAGCCAGGCCTTTAGAGGTTTAAGACCACCAAAGTCTACAACCCAATTGCGTTCATCAAGCTCTGCTGCTTGGAATGTAAAACGAAACGCCAAACTGTATCCATGTAAAAATCTACAGTGCGAATGCGCTTTTGGTTGTCGAAAGCATGCCGACAGGCCAATGTTATGACCGTATGTCTTAGTTGATTGATATGGCATTATAATAATGTTCCTTCATAATGTGGATCGATTTTCTTAATTCCTAGAGCCCAGTTTTCAGCTGCATCTTCTACATAACGCAAAGACTTACCAATAAATTCTTCTGTGTGAAACCATTTTGCAGCATCTTTTTTATAATACTTAATATAAAAGAATTCTTCTTTATAGTCAACATGTATTTCACAATATTCTGATTCATCATCTTTATAAAATGTAGATAGATGTTTACCCATTTAGTCCTCCTTAATAAAATCTATTGCTTTGGGATAGATCTGACTAATAGCCTTTGCTACTTCGACGGCTAGTTCCATATGTTCTTTTTGTGTCCCATTTGCAGAACGTAACTCGATATAATGAATCCAACTACGAATGGTACCATTAACATAGAGCCGACTAACTGTGTTACCTTCTGGCAAGACTGCTCTTGCTTGTTCCTTTGCGATTCCATTTTCTATTGCCCAGTTGTATGCCATTTTAGCTGTTTCAATAACAGCCATTTGTTTATTCCACCATTCGTTTTCTAATTCTGAATCTTCATTATCAATACTGTTCTGGCGGTTCTTAGGATCTTGTAGCCGAGCATCCCTTAAAACAAAATCGCCATCAAGATCGCGAATGTCAGCATACCGCTGAGAAAACTCTTGAAATGAAAATGAACGATGGCGGAGGATTTGCCTTGCGATATCTCTGGTTGTTTCGATTTCGATACAGGCTGATGCCATTTCGAATGGTGACCAGTGTTTGTGTTTAATGAGGTAGTCAAGTAGCTTTGGTGTTGTTTTGGTGTTAGCCTGGTTCGCTGGATTGGAGACACGGGCGCAATACGCGATGAGGTCTTGGATGTTATCAAGCCCCTTGAATGCAGGTTCTCCACTGTGGATACGACCGCCGGGTTGGCTATAGGATATAAGCTTTGCATGCATTATTTGCCTTGGCCTCGATACTTTTTAAAACCACGCTTCTTACTTTTATTCATACTAGACATCTTTACATTACGTTGACCAATACTGGTCTTTTTATAGTTACGATTAACGGCCATTCTTTCTGTTCTCCATATCAATAAACAAACATTCCATACTCTGGTTCTTACCAGTTACTAATACAATAGCATCTTCGTATGCATTCTTACAATCTCGTTCTTGTTCATAACTTCCTAAATGATAGAAGTTTATATTCTGTGAAGCGGCTAATTCAAGCCATACTAAAACCCACATACTCTCTCCTATGGAATAAAATTAAGATTAATTACATAACGTGGCACCTTAGTTGATGTAGTGCCTTTATGTTCAGTGTCTTGAGCAAATTTAATCGCTGAACCACTTACACTTGGAAATGTCTCTTGCACATCTTTTAAACGTGTATATCCATCACAAGTATTAACATAATATACAGCGGACTTTATATCTGGTGAAGCTGCATGTTCATCTACATGATATTGAAATTCTGTAACTTCATCTGTTGGAAAAGTACAATTAATTTTAATACGTTGTATAGCGGTTGGTTCTTTTCCATCATTTAAAGCCTTTAAAATATCATTACATATAAGTTTTATTCTTTCGTCATCTGTATACCAAAAACCATGATAATAAACATCATGAACATTCATATATTTTCCATCACCGGGAAAATCTACTCCATCAGCAATTATCCATCTTTGATGTTTAACAATTTCTTCAATGTCAACTATTTGCTCCTCTGATAGAAGTTGTTCATATTTTTCAACAACAGGAGAAGCATTTAACATCTGATCCATCATTCCCATAAATTGCATTGGATTACTCATTGTATTTTAAAATCCTTAAATCTTTCATTCATCTCTGATTTGTCAAACGCAGGTCTGTCATCAACTACACCTTCTTCGGGATTATCTACATCGAACAATCTCATACGAGATCGATCAATACCCAATACAAATCGTTTTTTATTATTAGGGTCATTATATCTATTCTTTAATTGTTTTACCATTACCTGACCAAGAGATTCTAATTCCTCTGATGATATCAAAGCAAACATAAGATCTGCTGTTGCAGGTAAACCAAATGATTCAGACGTATCTTCCAGCCCAGGATCAGAACTCGTAAAGCCAGAACGTGTGGTCTGAGTAGCAGATACAATTGGCACATCAAACTCCACTGCAAGTCCTCTTAACTCTTCTGCAATAGCCTTAATATATGTGTAAGAGTTAATAGATCCTCCTAAGCCCTTCATTCTACTTGAAGCACATATATTAAGATAATCAATAAAAATCATATCAGGTTCAAAGTTGCGTTTAAGTTTTAACTCATTAAGCAATGCACGAAAATGACCACAATGAGCAGAACCAGTTGGATACTCTTTAATAATTAATTTACCATTAGTTCTAGATGCAATATCATCTACCTTGGTAGTCAACATCGCTTTAGACACATGTTGTAGTTGATCTAATGGTATGTTAAGTAGGTTAGCATCAATACGTTCTGCAATACGTTCTTCGGCCATCTCCATTGTAATATATAGTACATTTTTACCTTGACTCAATACAGAACCAGCGACATGACACATAAACAAAGATTTACCCACACCAGTACCAGCAAGGCAAATATTAAGAGTTTTATTTGGCAAACCACCTTTAGTAATGGTATTAAAGTAATCCAAATCAAATGGTATACGATCTTCATCGGCATGATAAAAATCATATCGAGATTCTACATCTTCAATATAGTCGTGGCCTACTGATGGATCAAAGGTAACGGATAGAGCATCCTGTAATAAAGTAGGTAATGCATTCTTGGTAAGTGATTTATGTTTACCATCAATAATACTTATGCTTTCCATAATAGCATTGTGTATGGCTCTATCCTGACACCACTTCTCTGTAGTATCATATAACCAATCACCATTTACATCTTCGACATGAAATATGTTAGGTAGTATTTCAATTGCATGTCTATACTGTTCATCACTAAACTTGTCTGATTGATTTATTTCAATCTGAAAGGCTTCTAACGATGGAAGTTTATTATACTTGGCTACATACTTAGCAACTTGATTAAATAACTGTCTATAGACTCCTTCAAAGTATTCAACCTTTATAAAAGGCAAAACCTTACGCATGTAAGGTTCATTAGTAAGTATATTTCGCAATACCGTTTGTTCGATGTTATGATTCACCAGTCTTTGCCTCTTGTTCAATCATTTGATCTATTATACTAAGTAAAATGTTTCCTGTCAACTGGTGCCATTCTAAATTATTATCATAATCTTCTTCTACGGGACTATAAATTATTTCAGTTGAATAATTAAGGCTCTCACCATTTTCTGCCACTTTGATAGCGCCAAAATTAAAAACGGTTTCTGTAAAATCACCCTGCATTATTCTGATATCCCAACCATCATTATCATTTGGGATTAATTCATAATGTTCGTTTTCTATCATGCTTCTACTACAATTTCATCCATATCAACCAAAGACTGGTGACCAATAGAATACTGCTTCTTAATAAAATCCTTAAAGTCAGTGTTATCAAAGATAGGATCCCAGAATTCTTTCTCTAGAGTTTGATCATACCTAACCTTGCCACCGATCTCACCAGTCTCCATATCGACCGTTGCATACCAGCCATTGGAAGGTTTAACAACGTACCCACCAGCAAGAGCCACGTCAAGCAGGCCAGAATAACTGCGAACACCACCGTCCCAGGAAACAGTAATAGGAATCTTAGACTTCTCTTTAACATATCTGCTCTTCTCAACATTAATAACAAAGTGATAACCTTGAACCTCCGTACCTTTCTTATCTTGTTGTCTACCTAAGATCCAAATGTTATCTGCGGAATAATAAATGCCTGTACCACCTGATACAACGGCCTTAGGAAACAATCCAATCTCTTGATAAGTATGATTAACCGCAAGCATTGGAATATTCTTCATAGTAAGATATGGTGTGCACATGCGGAATAAACCCTTAAGAGCTTTAGCACGTGACATGTCTGCCACTGACTTTTCATTGATAGCATCTTCTAATTCTTTTTTGGATGCTAGGTTACCAATAGAGTCAATAACTACAATTACATCATCCTTACGATCAATTTCTTCTAATTGATTAATAAGATCAAATTTTAATTCTTCTACGTTAGCTACAGGCGTATGTAATACCCTAGCAGGATCAATACCAAATTGTTGAAAGTATGATTGTGGTGAACCAAACTCAGAATCATAAAATAAAATAATAGCATCTTTCTTTGCATTGAGATATGCAGAGGCCATAAGTAAAGCAAAGGATGTCTTAAAGTGTTTAGAAGGCCCTGCCAATACCGTAAGACCAGGTGATACTCCACCATCAACAGATCCTGATAATGCTACGTTGACCATTGGCACATCTGTAGCCACCATATCTTTTTCATTAAAAAATTTAGAATCAGCTAAAACCTCAGTTGTCTTGATCTTACTGTTCTTCTTTAGTTTGTCCATAATTGACATGTTGTTCAATCTCTCTTGTATCTAGTTCGTAATTGCTTCTATATTCATTATTAATTTTAATAACTTTTTCTAGCAATGGCAACCGGTTACTGAACTTAGTAAACGCGGAAGTATCTTTAGGAAAACAAGCTCCACCGAAACCTTGTTTACCATCAAATCCTGGTACTGAGGTGTGGCTTTTTCCAATTCTCTTATCAAATGAAATGCCTTTAAGAACTGAGGACCAATTAACATTGCCATCATAATCATTAACAGCATCGTAAAGATTATTAAAGAATGTAACCTTGGTTGCAAGAAAAGTATTAATAGCATATTTAATAAAGCTGGCTTCTTGCATAGTGCAATGGAGAAATGGTGCATCATTCATAATACTGTATTCACTATAAAGATATTGCACGGTCTGTGTTGCGGTTACCCTCCCACCCAGTAAATGAAATTCGGGATTAACAAACTGTTCATTAGCATTTTTTTCTGTGAGGAATTCAGGATTATAAACAAAGTTGCTGTATAAAGAATCAGTCTCCAATTTTTTTAACCAATCAGGTGTCACCGTAGATTTGATAACCACAGGACATGCAATAGGCCCATCACTTACAATTCTGTTTACTATCTTATCTAATATACTTGTATCTACACTTCCATCGTCTGCCATAGAAGTTGGTACACATACAAATATCATATTATAATCTAATAGATCTTTTGGATAAAATATATCATAATGAATAGGATGTGTATGACCATATTTTGGGTCAATGATCATTTTCTCAACCTTAGGATGTGTAAATCCATAATCAACAGCCTGGCCCACAAAGCCATGGCCAATAATCATTATCTTCATTCCAATCCTCCGATATCCTTCTTTAATTCTATACCATGTACACGATTACGCAAGTCACTTGTAGAGAATCTATGATCTCTTTTATTATAGTATATTTCTATACCTCTAGCAGAACAAATGGCTCTGCCCGTAAATTTACCATGTTTGTATTCTTCACCAATAATTCTAACATTAATATTAAATAATTGCAAGATGTCTTCTACATCATTTTCAGTCTGATATGGAATAATCTCATCAACGTATTTGACACCTTGTAGTTGTGTCCAACGTTCTACTAATGTTTGTACAGGTTTATTCTTTTCTGGTCTATCAATTGATGGATCAACCTGAATACAACATATTAGATGATCACATACTGTTTTGGCTTCTCTAAGCATTGATACATGACCGGCATGTAATAAATCAAAGGTGCTAAATGTTATTCCAACGATCTTAGAAGTTTCCATGTATGTCGCCAATCACTTACTGTAAATGTTTTGTTCTTTCCTAAACGATCACTGACTGCTAATGCAATCTCATGATCATTACCACCCAATAATGTTTTATCACCAAAGAAATATATAGTATCCGTATAATTAAAATCATTTAGAATTATAGACTTATTATTACCTTTATATGATATATCAATTCCGGTCTCGCCTGCAACCTTAAATTCATATTCAGGATGTTTTTCTGTAAGTCTTTTGGCTATATCATAACGTTCATTCTTATGTTCGTCCCATTGCCGATACATAGATCTAAGCTCTAGGTCTATACCTCTACCTGGAATACTAAAATTAGCTAGGCCTACTCGCTCATCAATATGCTTTCCATTCTTTTGATAAAATTTACTATTAGATACTTCTTCGTTTAGATCTTTATAAAGATGATCTGTTAATTTAAATTCAGTAGACCTAATATGGTTGTCTTGTTCCCACACATCATTCCCAGAACATTGATATGCTCGCTTGCATCTATAATAAATGTCATGTGTCAGTTGTTCTAATGTTTTTTCTCTATCCGAACCAGTAACAACATAAACATCATTATATTGGCAAAATGTTCTAAACCAAAATTTAAATTCAGTATCTATACGTTGACGAGATGGGGTGAGTGTACCATCAACATCAAAAATATATTGTATCTTCATTTTATTTTTCTATACTTATTGACATAGAAACTGGACTAGTAGCACTATCTAATTGACCTAAGCCAAATTCATATTCCGTATATTCATCATCCATATAACCTACTGTCTCTCTTACAATGTCATGGTGATTAAACTCTGCCCAATATAATTCATAAGCAACACCAGACTCTAGACATTCAAACTGATGGTATAGTCCTGGCTTTACCTTATGATATTCACCGGCACTAAGACGAGTAATATCACAAAGATCATAATCCTGTTGCCATGTACGAATAAGCATCTTACCCGACTCTACATAAAACCCATTCCATTTATAGCGATGCAAATGCTTCGAACACACACCACCTTCTTCCATTTCAATACGATGAAACTCTAATGCACCGTTTGCCTCAATCAGCTCTGTAGTGCCCCATACTTTTCCAGCTTTCATAGTTTATTATCCTCAGTTAGTTTGGCAATACGTTTAAGAGCATTCTGCAATTGCTCTTGTAACTCTTTTACATTACGTTGAAGAATATCAATTGTATTGGCCTGCGACACAATAATTTTACGATTCTTTTCGGCTTCCATCTCGTCTGGTAACATTAACCTATTACTCCGTTCTTATAGGCATATTCTAATGCATTGTTGGCTTCTAGATCCATTGGTCTATTCTCATACCAATTACCTGTCTCTCTATCAAACTCTCTACACAATTCTACTATCTGTGTAGCATTAATAGGATATCCCTTCTCTACAGCCTTACCGGCAACTGCAATCATTATCTTATACATCTGACGATACCAACCTGTAGATGATATAGTAAGATATTCTGTTGCCAAAGATTTGGGCCAGAACGGACAATCTCTATATCCGGTCCAAGTAAAGTCAGTGTTATCTAGCTTGCCTTTTCTATACTCAACAATTTGTTCTCGCCATGCTGGAGGTAGTCTATCCATAAAGTCCTTGGCATCTCTCTTATCATCATATGGCCATCGTGCTAGTATGTAATCGATGTCCATAGGCTCAGCGCGGTTAACGAAGAAAAAATTATAAGCATCAGCATAGCTTGCAGGAATATAGTACATCCGAGCAAGATCCTTAGTCTGTTTATCTCCGATGTCTTCGAGCTCGGTGTTAAGGGCATACCAGAAGTGTTTGATGCGATCTTGCGTAACCTGACCACTAAGTTGGAAAACCAAACGAAACTTAGGATGAGCAGGGGTAGAGCTAGCAGTAGAGTAACAAATATAGGTCCAATGACCAAAACGGTTACGAAGCTCATTTTCTATGTCTCCAGTAATTTCAATGTCATCAACATCAACAGCAGCCCAACCAGCCCAAGCAATGACATTGTCGTTCTTTCTAGTAGAATCAGGTTTAAATATAGCCGGCGAAATAAGTGCAGCATCTTGTTTATCATTTAGTGGCCTCTCACTAAGTTTATAGAAAAAGTTTTGTAACTTATCCCAAGAGTCAAAGTTCAGACGACGATGCGTCTTGTTATCATATACAAAGCGTTGTTGCTTCTCCCACCACCTAGGTGATTCAAATATAGTCAAAGAATACATTATCCAAAAAAGTCCTCTAGCGTTGCTCTAGGTTCAACATCCCAACCGACAGCGTCAAGTAAGTGTTGGATAGGATCAACAAAAGATTTATCATACATCTTATTATAATCTACAAATCGATGTACGTCAAGCTCTTTTGGTAAAACCGCAGGAAATGCAATAACATTTTCTTTAATAGTGTTTGGCATCTTTAGATAACAGAACTTAATCTTCTCACCATTATTAATCATCTCATACTTCTGTTCTAGACCCATACGTTTTATATGATGATTGTAGAGAAGAGATCCTCGTACGTGTATGGGACACGCTTTTAAATATATATCGCGATTGTCTGACCATTTGTCTAGACCCTTACAACCTCGAGGAAAGGATATCTCCTCTGGTCTCAGAGCCTTAAACTCTTTTCGGAATTCCGCAATAAAGTTTTGTGTGGCCTGTTCGCCTTCTTCTAGAATAATCTTAAAGATCTTTTTAAACTTGTCTCGGCACACCTGAGGAGTAGATGATCGTACTGCATCAACACCCATCATCTTAATCTTAGGTTCTTTATAACGAACACCTTCATTATCCCAAACATTAAGGATGTATCTCTTTTTTGCAATCCATACACCACGATCAGCTATAACTTCACGAGACATCTCCATACGATTCTCTTTAGAGTTTAAAACCTTAAATAGACTATTATATGCATTCTCTAAGATAGGTTCTATCTTCTCTTGTGCTATAATATTTAAAAAATCTATTGGCTTCTTGGGATTAAACTTTTCTACCAATGAACTCATATTAACATAGAGAGAATCAGTATCAATAGCTATTACGTAGTCTTTACCCAATGTATCTAATGTAGAGTTAAGATATTCATTAATAGACTTTTCGGCCCAACGAATAGCCAGCTGGCCAGTCAATGTAATCGATTCAGCAATACGATGATCAAAGTATCTAAAATAGTTATTAGCATAGGCACCATATAAAGAGTTCATAAGAATCTTAATGGCCATCTGCTGGTTTGTTAAGTCAGCAATCTGTGCTTTGATGGCTCCAATCCGACCATCCCAAGACCTACGAGTACCGTACAATTTTAATTGTTTTAATACAAATTCGGATGCCTTGGTTGCATCACCTACCACTCCACCACTGTCTTTAGACAATCTGGTTTGATGTTCTCTTAAAGCAATCGCAGAATCATAATCACCCATATCCTCTAAATCTTGGGATACCCGTAACATTTTATTTTTAATAACACGGCGTTCATCATAATACTGTTTAATGACACTTGGAATAATACCATCAACGTCTTTTCTAAATCTCATACCAGTAGCAGAGATAGCAACGTCTTCTTTAGGATCGGGTATATGACCGTTAAGAACATTATCAACTGACATACCAAACTCAATACCTGGTATAATTGTTTCAGGTGACATATTATTCTGAACAATAATATTTGGATATAGAGAATTAAGGTCAAAGGATACAACCCAATCGTGCATACCCTTTTGAGGTTCTTTTACATAAGCACCTTCATATTCTCTTTTAGTTTGAGGTCTTTTAGGAGGTATGGCTATCTGTTGTACTAATAGAATACGATAAATGATAGCATCCCAAATCTGCACAGTACCAAAGGTCTCAGCATAATTAACACCACCTCTATAGGCCATGGTCATGGCAAGGTTAATAAGGTTTAATCTTTTGTCTAGCTTCTCAATTAATTGAACATCTTTTAGGTTATAGTCAACATACTTCTGGTAATCATACTTGTAGAGACTATTAAGGTTACCATATTCTTCATAATCTAATTTACGTTCATCTAATACAACATGTGCGATATGATCTAACTTATATGACTCTTGTGCACCATACTGAAATCCAAACTTACGAAATAATTCTAGATAGTCTAATTGTTGAATACCGGCAAAGTCATAGAAGAGATGAGGTCGACCAGCAATGTTTATTGTTCGGTCTTCGACCAATCCCCACGGAGAAAGCTTTCTGTAGACATCTCCTCCGATGACGTTCCGTATACGATTAACCAGATAAGGAAGATCAAAGCCCCTAGTATTCCAGCCGGTGACAATGTCCGGAGACCACCTAGGATCCGACCAATAAGATAACCAATCCAATAGCAGTTCAACTTCATCCTTACATTTTTTATAATGGATGTGCTCAATACCTTCAACTTCACATTTGTCTTCATCGTAGTCGTATAGCCCCCACACCCAATAGGTGTCTGATTGATTATTCTTCATTGATATGGTAGTTACTGGATGAGCAGCTGATTCTGGAAATGGAAAGCCCTCATCAGAAGCAACCTCGATATCAATATATGTTATATTTACCTTATCCTGATCAAACTTTACTTCTTTGTCAGGTCTAAATTTATCTGCAATGAATTGTGTGATATAATTGGTTGTACCATAGATAGTCATACCATCTACTTCACCATATGTTTTCATATAGTTTGTTGCATCACGCATTGAGTCAAAGCATTTGGGGAGAACAGGATCGCCCTGTAGGTTATACCAACCAGTCTCATGTGTAGAGTTTACATATAATGTTGGCATGTAGGGAATCTTCTTAGCAACCTTTTGGCCGTCTTCGATTCCACGATATAGTATGTTATTGCCATAACGATTTACGCTAGTGTAAAAGTTCATAATACCTCCGAACTTACATTAAGCTTTTATTATATTATAAAATAAAAAAAGGGGCAACGCCCCTTTTAAACTATTAATTTCTTCTTAGCATCAGGTGGTGTCATTAACTTGCTATGCATACGTTCAAACTCATTTTTTATTTCTTGAGTTGGATCCATAACAGCAATCAAACCATGCTTATAGAATTTAATATCATCTTCTGGATCAATAAGAGGTGAAAAGATTGTTAAGCCTATTTGATCATGACTAACCATTCTGAGTGCGGAAGGTTTACGGACAGTAAAATCCGCATCTGTTTCTTCTACAACCTCTGCTACTACTTCAAGACCATCAAATAATTTTAAAACCTTTATCGACATTATTTCTCCTTATCTGTAACAAATTCATAAAGTTTGTCAGCTTGAGTTTTAATCTCATCGGGAGTGATAGCTTTGGGAATATATTTCTTATATGCTTCTAATGCTTCTTCAGCATTGTCTTTAAACATTTCCATGGCTTTATAAGCAACTTCCATTTGCATGTCATATTGCTTATCTAGCATGTCTTTTGCCATGTTTAATACATCATAGCGGATTTGATATGGGTTCGACATTTTATGTCTCCTGTGTGTTGTGTGTGATCTAAGGGGCCCGTAGGCCCCTCTGCTAAGACTTTTCTACTAGCTTTTCAGCTTTGCGATTTGCATCATACATTCTTTAGCTTCTTTATGATAGCCAAGAGATGCAAGATGTACAGCCGCTCTGCTATACCCAACAACCTCACACCAGGTTTGAAACCCAGCCCAAAGTTTTTGAGCAAATGAACGATGATCGATAGTAACTGTTTCTGTATAAAACATTAGACAAATCCTTTTAGGTTAGGATTAAAAGGTGAGATAAGATGTGATTTTTTCATATCAATATCTTGTCTGGCGATAGAATAAATATCACCCCTTGCAATACCAATATCGTTCAATTCTTGATCAGTTAGCTTACGCAATTCGTTTTCAGTTTGACGAACGGCTTTGGCCATCTGATAGTCGTTAATCAGCTTCTTGAAGAAGCTCTTTAGTGTCTGTGTCATTTGTTAATTCCTCGTAATGACCGATTTCGATTTTACGAGGACGCAGTTCTTCTGGAACTTCATATTTCAGTTCTACTGACAATACTCCGTCTACTAAGTCTGCTCCGTTTACTTTTACGTGTTCGGACAGCCTAAAGGTGCGTTTGAACTTCTTGGTGGAAATACCACGGTGAATGTATTCGCGACCCTTACTTACATGTTCACCTCTAACAGTAAGTGTACGATCCTTAACTTCAATGTTAAGTTCGTCCTTACTAAATCCAGCCACAGCCAATTCAATTAGGTAATCGTGATCACCTGTTCTAAGAATATTATGTGGGGGATAGTTATCTGATGAGTGTTTAGCTACATAGTCCAGTTCATTGAGTAGATGGTCAAAGCCAACAAAAGATGAACGTGGAAATAGTGATTGTACGCCTGTCATAGTTTTCTCCTTTTACAAGCAAGAATAAATGCAACCGGACCATCCGCATTGCAACATTATTTATATTTAAATTATAATAGGATCTGGACCATTAGTCACGATTTATTTGAACTTCTGTTATTCATTTCGTGCCAATGTTATATTTGGGACATAACTCCCACTCATCCTTTTCTTTAAACGGTAATATTTTAATCAATCTCAAAGGAGCACAATCTGCTGCTTTAGATGTGTCCTGTATTTCGACCAATCCCCAATCACTCATTAGTGTAGCAATAGTATTGCGTCTTTGAATATCTGATTCTTCGAGATTAGCCTTTTTACCATCTAACATAAACAACTCTTTAAAGTGGACAATAAAGTAACGCCCTTGTTTATGTAAGATATGACATGATTGAAATAGTTTTTTATCTTTGCGAGATGCTACACCAATACGTGTTAGTGTCTCTCTTACCTTTAAAAAATCTTCTGGATCATTTAAAGTCACTTCCAACATCTCTGTTGGACTCCATTGAATTAAGTTAGCCTCTTCCACCTTTACTCACCTTCTGTTTTATTATAGTTATTTGTTCAGGTGATAGGAGATGAAGTATTTGTTTGGCTTTCTCATTGCTATAGCCATAGTATTGTTTAATCACCTCAATATCACTCTCAGTTTCTGGTTTCATCCATTTCGAAAATCGTTTACGCTTTCTGATGGTATTTATCAAAAAATGATATTGAAGTTTATTATCACAATGGTGGTATTGATTCATGACATTGGCCAAGACCGCCGTGTCATTAAAGTAGCTTAATGATCTATTGACCATAAAACTATTATATGACTTCTCAGCCATATCATCAATCATAATATCTTTTTTAGTATCATTGATACTAGTAACATAATTAAAAGGGTTCATTAAATACCTTGCTCAACTCCACTATCCTGCCAAGCCCATCTATCAAGGCTCTCGGATATCAATTTATATAATTCTTCTGAGGTATAGTCTTGTGTATTCTTTTTATTAATATGATTATCATTAACATATAATTGAGGTACGGTTATATGGCCCTGAGCTTTCATAAAAGCCAAAGCTTTAGGATCTTCTTGTATATTAATAACATAATACACATATCCTGTTTTGTCAAGCTTTGATTTCATTATTTCACAATACGTACAACGTGGTTGTGTATAAAGTGTTATGGCCATAGTACCTCCTATTTAAATTGAATGTCTCGCATAACTTCAGTAAGACAGGCAACCATATTAAGTTCATGATCAGCAACAAAGGCGTCTTTATATTGATAATCAGCCAACAACAAAACCAATTGAGGTATACTATGTGAATCTACATATGTATACATGGAATCATACAGACCGCGGAATATAGCTGTAGTGTCCATATCCATATTATCAACGACCCAACGTCTCATGGCCTTAAAGTTTTTATCTTTAAGTATTTTAGTTAGGTCTCCAAAGTTGCCAGAATTATTATTTGAATTAGGAATACTAAGGTAAGAATTGGTATTAGAATATCGCTGTGCTTCATTTAAAACCCGTCTCCAGTCTGGTGCGTGTTTCATAATCAGATCAGCTGCCTCTTTCTGATCATATGATATACTTTCCTGTCCTAGTATATATACAAATCGTTTAAAGAACTGACCAGCAAGTTCAGCCATTTCCTTTTTAGAGGTATTGAATTCATATACACCACAACGGGAATGTAATGGTTCAATGATTCTATTTTTAAAATTACATGTAAGAATAAATCGACAGTTATTACTAAACTCTTCGATAAATCCCCGCAAGGCAGGTTGTGTAGACTGGGGGTTTAGATAATCAGCCTCGTCGAGGATGACAACCTTATAACCACCTTGCAGGGATACAGAAGAGGCAAATTGTTTAATCTTACCACGAAGAGTATCAATGTTGCCCTCTTCTGATCCATTAATAAGAATATAATCAAGGTCAAGCTCATTGCATAGAGCTTTGGCCACTGTTGTTTTGCCTAAGCCAGCAGTACCGGTGAAAAGCATATTCTGCAATTCACCGGTTGCCACCATATCCTGAAACGTTTTTTTAAGAGAAGGAGGAAGGATCGTTTCGGATATATTCTTAGGACGATATTTTTCAACCCAAAGAAAATCTTTGCTCATAATATAAAAAGGTATCCTTATTCAGCTTCAGCAGCTTGATCTTGTTGGTATGTTTCGGACATCTGAATTAGTTGTACGGCTTGATCACGTAGTGTACCAAGTGTAGATAGTTCTTCACCTTTAACAGCACCACGCTGTACCATAGTATCAATAACCGCGATAGATGAACGGCACACCCGATTGGCAAGATCATATACTGGTGCATGTGATTCGTGTGCCATTTTTACTTCGTCTTTTTTAGACATATTAGTCTCCATATGTTGAATTTTTCTCTAGAGCAACCCAGTAGTTGAGTTTCTCGTCTGAACTTGTAAATTGTGAAATTAATTTTTTAGATATCTTAACATCATAGCTATCAGATATCATCTTTAGGTTAGAGATGTTAATAATAAATTTGAATGAGTCTTCGTTGTATCCTCCGTCTACTGAAATAGAATATGAATTGGATGTTGTGTTCTCTGTATCTACTACTGTTAATAGTATAACACCATCATCTGGTTCAATCAACATCTGAGAATGTCCTAATGACATCGCAGCACGTTTAATATTAGTAAGTGTATCCTGATCTAGAGTAAACCAAACATCAGGATCGGGCATAATAATAGGCTTTTGTGGGCTTGTCAAGATATCCGTGTCAGAGTAATAATACTTAACAGATGCTCGACCTGCATTACCACCAATCTGCATTGATTGTTCACCAAACTTAACAGAAGGATTATCCACCAGACTCAATACATTTAGAAATTCATTGAGGTCATAGATACCTAATGTTTGATCAAATGTTTCGTCAACAATCGCTTCTGCTAACACATTCTTGGCTTCTGCAATAGTCATAAGTTTGTTACCAGGATTGATAACAATATTACTATTGATTGTACCAAAGTTCTTTAGAACGTTTACCGTATTAGAACTGATTTCCATAATTAATTACCTTTTATCTTACTAAAGTTTTTATCTTTCACTATTTCAAGTTTACGTTCGAATTTACCTTCTAACATCTCACCCTTATGAGATATAACAAATACATTCGTACTTTCTCCTAAAGTATAAATGATTTTCATGAGATTGTCAATACCGTCATGATCTAAAGATGAATCAAATGTTTCGTCTAATATAAGAAGATTAGTCGCAACACTATTTTTCATCTTGGCGATCTGTCTCCAAGTAAACAACAGAGCAAGGTCAATACGTTGCTTCTCACCCTCAGAGAATGAATC